GTACTAAATGCTATTCCTATGGTTCCAGACAGACTCTCATACACAGAAATGTATTTCGACACATTTAAGTATCCTAGTATCTGGACAGATACTTGGGACAATTATATGAATCATAGGCAGCAGTTAGTAAAAACAATAATAGATCATATGAATTTTTACGAAACACGTCTGCCAATTTTGCACAAACAAACGGAGGCATTACGTGAACAATTCTTCACAGGAACAAACATTTACAATAACCTTATATGATACATTTGAAGATCAAACAAGTAATACAATAACACTTTCCGGCTGGGATAGTTCTAGTATTCCTTCTTTAACTACTTCGGACATCATAAGTTTTACTGGAAGTACAGGTGGCACTTATAACTATACATCGCCTATTACTGTTAGTCAAATTGAAACTATAGATTTAAGCGGTGTGGAAAGTTTTAATACCTTTACAAATTGGTTTAAAGACGAATTTGAAGGACGTTTTCCAGATTATGACAGAGTTATGGAAATGTGTAAAGAATATCCAGGTTTGGAAATTGCTTATCGTAAATTTAAAGAAGTTTACAGTATGGTTAAGGAGGATTATGATGGCAAACAGCGTGAACGCCGGAATAATAGGTAATGGTGCAACCTTAACTATTCCTACTAACAATACTACTACTAATCAAATTTATATTAGTAACGGATCAGGCGGTGGCACAGGCTATGCGTATTCTAGTAATATTCAAAATAACACTATTTTTACCAATTCATCTGGAAAAGAAGTTATGAAGATTCCGGCAGGTGATGAAGGAACAATACAGATTACTGGTAAAATTAAATGGAATGGTGAAGACTTAGAAAAAAGAATAGAACGAATAGAAAGTCTCTTGCATATTCCTTCACGCGATGTTATAATGGAGGAGAAATATGCAAAGCTTAAAAAACTTTGGAATGACTATTACATTGCTCTTGAAGAATACAAAACTTGGGAAAGGCTTAAAGACTCAAAATGATTGAACAACTTATTACAGATAATCCTGGCTGGAAACTAAGACTAAAGGTCAACGACTGCGATCGTCCTATTGGTTTGAAACATCTCACATTGACTGGTGAACAGTATAACAATGAGGGCGAACTAACTGATACTAGTACATATGACTTCTTCCTCGATAAAGAAGAAATCGCTAAACTTTGGATGGCCTTAGCTAATGGTGTAAAATGAAAAAAATTTACTACAGCTGGAGCGATATTCAAGGCGCTACTTATGACATAGCACGCCAAATATACAAAGATGATTGGCGTCCTGATTATGTTGTAGGCATTACTCGCGGAGGATTAATTCCTGCTACGTTACTAAGTCAATATTTAGAAGTACCTTGCGAAACACTTAAGGTAAGCTTGCGTGACGGCAGTCAATGCGAAAGTAATCTTTGGATGGCAGAGGACGCATTCGGTTATGTTCCTATGAATGAACGAGGAACTGTACACTTCGAAGTTACTGGATTGCCTGTAAGAGAAGATAGTAGTCATCCAGAACGTAAAAAGAATATTTTAATTGTAGACGATATTAATGATACTGGTGCTACTCTTGCTTGGATTAAGAAAGATTGGCAATCAGGATGTTTACCTAATAGCTATGTTTGGGGAAATATTTGGCACAACAATGTACGCTTTGCTACTATTGTTAATAATATGAGTAGTAAAGAAACAGTAGACTATTCGTCATTCGAAATAAACAAAGCAGAACAAGATTGTTGGATTGTTTTCCCTTGGGAAGAATTTTGGCGTGGATGAAAATATTATGTTAACTGCTATTGAAAGGGCCTTAAACGATGGGATTGCTCCTTGGAAAGAAATCGAATATAGAACCAAAGACTTCTGGGTATTTAAAGATGGATTCCCAGTCACAGAAGGACATTTGTTATTTGTGCCGACCCAAGAAACCTGGGACTCACTCGCTGCCTGTTACAAAGCAGCATACGATTTCGGCTACGAAGGCATAAGAACAGAACGTTGGGATGCGTTCAATGTAGGCCAGAATGTAGGCCAAGCTGCTGGTCAAACTGTAATGTATCCTCATGTGCATATGATACCACGAAGAATTGGAGATATGGAGGATCCGAGGGGTGGAGTACGACACGTCATACCTGAAAAAGGAAACTACAAACGGGTATAATATATACATCGAATGGCAGCATGAAAAAATGCCGTGGAATGAAATATGTGCCAAAGTTATTGAAATTTTTGGACTACCTGGGGATCGATATGTTTCATCTCCATCAACACATTTTATGGTCTTTAGATTTAAATCTGAAAAAGACTTTATGTTAGCTGAAATACTACTCAGCGAATACTTAACGAAATGAACTACGAAAAAATTGGCATTATTGGACACGGCTATGTAGGAGAAGCTATTGCTCAAGCAACTATGCCTCCTCTTGAATCAATAATTTTAGATCCAGCAAAAGGGTTCACTGCTACATATGATAAAATAAAAAAAGAGTGTAGTTCTATTTTTGTCTGCGTACCTAGTCCTCAAGGTGAAAACGGCGAGTGCGATACTAGTATATTAGGAGATGTATTAGTCAACTTACAAGATTATAATGGTACTATTATTAGTAAAGTTACTGCTCCTCCTAAATTTTATGAAGAACAGTCGAAAAAATTTCCTAATTTAGTATATGTTCCAGAATTTTTAAGAGCAGATAATCATTTTACTGATTTTGCAAATGCTAAATGGCTTATTGTCGGCGGAACTGTCAGTGCTCATCAAAGAGAAGCTATTAGAATATGTAAGATGCTACAAGTGAATCTTACACATATAGAACTATGCGGTATTGGAGAAGCAGCATTCGTCAAATATTCTATAAACTCGTTCTTAGCTCTTAAAGTTGTTTTTATGAACGAACTAAATCAACTAGCAGTTACTCATAATTATGATTGGAAACATCTTGCCTATTTAATAAAAATGGATGAAAGAATAGGTCATAGTCATACACAAGTCCCTGGCCTAGATGGACACTACGGTTTCGGTGGTGGTTGCTTTCCGAAAGATACAAATGCACTATTAAAATATGCCGAAAGTTTAGGCATAAACCTAAATACATTGGATTCCGCAGTAAAGAAAAATACTTTGCTAAGGTTGACACAACCTAAATAACATATTAAAATAGTAACAAAGGATAATATTATGGTATACAACAAAGTTTATGAAAGCAACGATGAAACAGGGGTAGACAGTGGGTATAAAGAATCGACACTATCAGCTGCAATTCGTGCTAGAATGAAACGTGATGGTAAAAGATTCTGGGCAGGTGATAATATCAGTGATTATCTACACGACAGCGATAAAGAACATTTGATTAACGAAGCAACAGAAGCATTTGAGCTAGTTCTCGATCGTTTATTAATTGATAGAGAGTCCGATCCGAATAGCAAAGGTACAGCACGTAGACTGGCTAAAATGTATTTTAACGAAATAATGGCAGGCAGATATGATCCAAGACCCGATGCAACAGCATTTCCAAATGACTCGGAGGACCGTTACGAAGGTATGCTGGTTGTTCGCAGTGAGCTTCGTAGTATGTGTAGTCATCATCATCAGCCCGTTAATGGTGTTGCCTATATTGGCATTATTGCGGCTTCCAAGCTCATTGGGCTCAGTAAGTACACCCGCATCGCACAGTGGTGTGCAAGGCGTGGTACTCTCCAAGAGGAACTTGCTAATGACATTGCTAGGGAAATCGAACTTGCTACAGGAGCCAAGGATGTAGGTGTTTACGTACAAGCTACACACGGTTGCTGCGAAAATAGAGGAATTATGGCACACTCTAGTTTAACACAAACAACTGTATTAAAAGGTGCATTTAAAAACGACATAGGTACAAAGAAAGAATTCTTTGATAACATTAAATTACAACAAGATTTTGCCCCAAGATAATTAAGGAGAAATAAAATGAATGTAAGCGATAAATTAACTAAAGTTTCTGATAGTTTTACTATCAATATGTATGACAACGGATTTATGGTAGAAGTTTCTGGTCGAGATAGTGACGGAGAATGGAAGACTGCGAAAGTATTGTGTCAAAATTTAGAACAAGTCATAGCAATTGTTACAGAAGTGTCTGATATGGAAAGAGAATAAATGAAAACTTTACAAGAAGCTTGGAACATTATCGAAGAACTTAATGGTGATGCTCACGATCGAGCCTATGATACTTGGGCAGCGGCAGATGAATTATCAGAGTCAGAAGACGAAGACGATTGGGAAACTGCTGAGGAAATGCGTGAAGAAGCTAGCTTAGAACAAGCTAGTTATTTTCGAGAATCTTATGACGATTTAGATAATGAGGAACGTAGTGTAGTCGAGTATTGGCTACAAAACGACGAAGACTTCAAAGAACAATTTGCTGTTTATTACGGCGAAGAAGAATTTGAGAACGAGTTCGGGGAAACTGATGAGTAAAGACATAGACGACGTAATTTTTAGAATGAAGAATCTTAAAAAATTTAAAGTTGTAAGAGATGTTAATGAAAACTTTATTCTAAACGGCAAGATGCCTTATGATGTAAAGCTTGACAAGAATAATGTGTTAACTGTAACATTAATGGCTGTAGATAGAGAGGAAGCAGAACGTCGCGTCAGCGAATTTATCGCAGGAATGAATGATGATTAAAAAATGGTTTAAGAAAAAATTCACAGAGTGGTGTAAAGAAGCTTGGTATTCCGAACAAGAAAAAGAAAAACATGTTCTTGTAGGAATGGGTCAAACTATAGAAGCACGTTCAATACATAGCGATCCTGTTTTAAATTTTACAATTTATAATGCTATTGGCGGTAAAATTGTAGAGTTTAGATATCACGATAGAAAATCTGACCGAAGTCATACTCAGATGTATATTATTGGCAAGGACGACGACTTTGGAGAAAGAATAGCAAAAATTGCTACATTAGAGGTTATTAAACAATGAGTAAAATAAAAATAGCTGAACTATTTTATAGTATACAAGGAGAAGGACGCTTCATGGGCGTTCCTTCTATTTTCTTACGTACATTTGGTTGCAATTTTACTTGCGCTGGATTTGGAATGCCACGTGGGGAACGTAGTACTGCTAATGATGACATTGCAGAAGTAGTTCACATGTTTACCAAATATGAAGACTTACCTATAGTCGAAACAGGCTGCGATAGTTATGCCAGTTGGGATCCTAGATTTAAAGATCTTAGTCCTGTTCTTACTGTCGATGCCATTGCAGATAGAATGGTAGAAATTCTTCCAGACAATAAATGGAGAGATGTACATCTAGTTATAACTGGTGGTGAACCGTTATTAGGTTGGCAGCGTAGTTATCCAGACTTACTTAGTCATGATAAACTTAAAAAATTAAAAGATATCACATTTGAAACTAACGGCACTCAAGAAATAAGTAAAGAATTTCGTCTTTATCTTTATAAATGGGCTCATAAACATGGATATCATAACTTAACATTTAGTGTTAGCCCTAAACTAAGTGTTAGCGGAGAAAAACGTGAGGATGCTATTCGTCCAGACATAGTCCGAGACTACGAAGACTTAGGTCACACCTATCTTAAATTTGTAGTAGCAACTAAAGACGATGTCGATGAAGCATTAGAGGTTATAGACTTGTATAAAAAAGAAGGGTTTTCTGGGCATGTATATTTGATGCCTGTGGGCGGTGTCGAATCTGTTTATACTCTAAATAACAGAACCGTTGCAGAGCTTGCGATGAAACATGGATTACGATACAGTGACAGATTGCAGGTTCCTCTATTTAAAAATGCTTGGGGAACCTAATGAAAGAATTTATTAAAAAAATAACAGGTATCAAAAAATTACAAGAAGAAAGAGAACGGTTCGAACAAGAACGAGCAGAATCTCTTGCTCGTGCAGCCGAAGCTAAAGCTCAAGAAGAAGAAGCCAAACGTCAAGAAGAATTGGCTAAGATGTCTCCAAAAGAACGTGCTACTGAATTAAAAGAGCCGTATATTGCTGTTTTAGATACTAAAGTAAATCCAGAAAATCCAAGAAATGGATTTTTTGAACTTGACTGGAACGAGTACTTTATTGTACAATTAAGGCAAGCTGGATACGGATTGGATGGTGATCCAGAAGAAGAAATTGTAGATCGTTGGTTTCGAGATATTGTCAGAAATATGTTAGCCGAAGAAGGACTAGACATAACTCGAGGTTCTGGTTATATTAATGTAATTCCAATTAGTCAAGGAAAGTCAGAAGTTTCATGAAATATATTCTTGTTGACACTGCTACCACTTTTTTTCGTGCTAGACATGTAGTTCGTGGAGATGCTGATATCAAACTTGGTATGGCTCTCCATATTACTTTAAATAGCATCAAAAAAGCTTGGCAAGACTTTGAGGGCAAACATGTTGTATTCTGCCTCGAAGGTCGCAGTTGGCGTAAGGACTACTATGCTCCTTACAAAGCCAATCGTGCAGAAACTCGTGCTGCTATGACTCAAAAAGAGCAAGAAGAGGATGCATTATTTTGGGAGACATTTGATAAATTTAAAGAATTTATTATTGAAAAAACAAACTGTACTGTATTGCATCATCCTTCTTTAGAAGCAGACGATTTAATTGCTGGATTTATTCAAAATCATCCTAACGATGAACATGTTATAATCAGTACAGACAGCGATTTTCATCAATTAATTTCTACTAATGTTAGTCAATATAACGGTGTCGCCGATACATTAACTACGTGCGAAGGAATTTTTGATAAAAAAGGAAAACGAATTATCGATAAAAAAACTAAGCAAGAAGCATTAGCACCAAATCCTTCTTGGATTTTATTCGAAAAATGTATGCGTGGTGATTCGTCTGATAACGTATTCTCAGCATATCCCGGAGTCAGAACAAAAGGAACAAAAAATAAAGTAGGGCTTCAAGAAGCATTCTCTGACAAAGATAAAAAAGGATTTGCGTGGAACAATCTCATGCTACAGCGTTGGACAGATCATGAAGGCAAGGAACATAGAGTTTTAGATGATTACGAACGAAATCGAAGACTAATTGATTTAGCTTATCAACCGGATAATATTAAAAAAATTATTAATGAAACAATTCGTACACAAATAGAAAATCCTAAAAATATTAGTCAAGTAGGTATTAGACTTTTAAAATTTTGTCAGTTGTATGATATGAAAAAAATTATAGATAGTATACAGAGTTATGCAGATCCATTTCAAGCGAGGTACACACATGAACATTAAAGCAAAACCAATCGTAGATGGAAAATTTTGGATCATAGAAGAAGACGGAGAAAAGATCGGCATCTTGCATAAAAAAGAAAATAACAAATTTATGCTAAGTGCTCAAGGGCAAGAAAAGTTCTTTTCTAAAAAAACAGAATTAACAAAACTTTTCGGAAAAGATTTCTTTGAAACAAAAGTAAAAACTACAGTAAGTCATCAAGAGATTAGGGAAGTACATGGATATCCTACAAGTTACTATCCTTATAATCCTATGTTTAATGTACAAAAAAAATTGCCTCTTTTCACTAAAAGTCAAGCTAGTAAAAGTTTGTATTGTGCAGGATATTACACAATTAAATTTGAAAAGGGCTGGGTAAAAAGTTTTTGTCCTAAACTGATAACAGTAGAAAGATATGAGTATAAAGGACCTTTCAAAACTGAAATAGAAATGAAACAGGTACTTAATAATGCGAAATCCGATTAATACATTTCCAATACAACAATTTATACAACAAGTCAAAGCTGCCGATTTAAGTCAACAAAAAGAAATAAAGTTAGATATAAAAAACGCAAAAGCTTTGGCATTTTGTATAGGAGAAATAAATTCTAGACTTTTAGAAGATTATGACAGTATGTTGGCTAAATTGTTACAAAATACAGGAGATTCGGTAACAATTAGCATGGATGGGGGCGGATTTAAATAAAATCTTGATAAATATATACGTATATTTGGAGACGTATATATGAGCCGTCCGAAGCCGAAAGTATTATTAGAATACATTAATAAAAAAAATTACAAAAGCGAACAAGTTTTAGAAGCGGATGCCATTTGGGCTGTTTTTTACAAAGGTGAGCCATTTAACTTAAAAAGTTCAAATAGCCTTACCAGTTATCCTGGACCAAAATATAAAAAAGTTAGTTTCAGTAATCCTGGCCACGCACATAATCTTGCTAAAAAATTAAATCAAATGTTTAATACAGAAGATTTTGAAGTCGTTAAATTAACATCCGGCGAAATTATTAAATGATTAGTAAAGAAGTCTATACTAAAATTTTTTTACAACAGAAAGAAAAAAGTATAGATGCTGCTAATGTAAAGTTACATTTACATAAATGGTGGCAAAGCCATAGAAATAAAGATGCCGGTGGATTACGTTTAACTGAAGAAGGATTTAACTTTTTAACAACAGAGTTAGAATTAAAATGTTACGAAGTTCCATTTACTGAACCAATCGATTTAAGTCCGCAAGTAATAATATTCTTTGATAGAAATATGGACTGTCCATATTTTCTTACTAATTCAGCAATAACTGTTTTCTCCGAAAAGAAAAGTTTTGAACTTTATATGTTTTCGGACGACATACGTAAATATGGATTGATAAAAGCTATGAATCGCCAAAATCAATCTAACCAAAATGATGACGACAACTAATAAAGTATTTGACAGTGTAAAAGTTTTATCGTATAATTAGAACACTTAAACAAGTACCAGAACAAATTTTTTTCAACTTAACGAAAGGTTAATAAATGAGCGAAATCATCTCGCGTCAAGTAGGTCCTAAGGCTGCTAAGAAATCTCTGCGCCGTGCTTTCAAAGCGAATCGTCCTTTGTTTATTTGGGGTCCTCCGGGTATCGGTAAATCCGATATTGTTAAACAGCTAGGCGAAGAACTTGATGCTCACGTGATCGATATCCGTTTGAGCTTGTGGGAGCCTACTGACATTAAAGGTATTCCTTACTTTGACAGCGACAATGGTAAGATGGCGTGGGCTCCTCCAATCGAGTTGCCTGACGCTGAGATGGCTAAAAATCATAAACAAATTATCTTGTTTATGGATGAAATGAACAGTGCGGCACCTGCTGTTCAGGCTGCTGCTTATCAGTTGGTTTTGAATCGTCGTGTAGGCACTTACCGACTTCCAGACAATGTTCATATTGTTGCTGCGGGCAATCGTGAAAGCGACAAGGGTGTTACATATCGTATGCCTGCTCCGTTGGCAAATCGTTTTGTACACTTAGAGATGCGTGTTGACTGGGATGACTATTTTACTTGGGCCACTGACAATCGTATTCACAAAGACGTTCTAGGTTTCCTTTCTTTCTCTAAGAAAGATTTGTACGACTTTGATCCAAAGAGTGGTAGTCGTGCTTTTGCTACTCCTCGTAGTTGGGCATTCGTTAGCGAATTGTTGTTTGATGACGACGAGGACGAGAACACACTAACAGACCTTGTCTCAGGTGCTGTTGGTGAAGGACTTGCAGTTAAGTTTATGGCGCATCGTAAAATCGCCAGCAAAATGCCTAAGCCAGAAGACATTCTGTCAGGTAAAATTACTAAGATGGAATCTAAAGAAATTTCGGCTATGTATTCATTGACTGTTAGTCTTTGCTACGAACTTAAAGATTCTTGCGACAAGAATGAAAAAGATTGGAATAAGAAAGTTAACAACTTCTTCAATTTTATCATGAACAACTTTGAAACTGAATTGGTTGTTATGGGTACTAAGTTGGCACTTACCCAGTATCAACTTC